CACACAAGTAGCAGAAATTTCAGCAACAAAAGTTAGAGAACAAATGCGTAAAGACGGTAAGTTATGAAACAAGAAATAAAAAAATTTCAAATTCGTTTTAATGTTCATAGTACAAAAGAAGATGAACGTTGGCGTCTTATTGAAGATGGCAAAGAACATTTAGTATCCAATATTATTATTGATGGTCATACTTATACTACAATGGATTGGATGCAAGATCTCCAAGAGTATAAATGGCATATTAGCTGCGAGGGCTATGTTAATATTGAAAATAATATAGCATATGTTATTACAGTAAAAGAAGATGCCGTTATGATTCGTCATATCTTAAAAACATTTTCATATCGTATTTTAGGAACTCTAACAACAGTACTCGTTGCTTATTCATTAGGTGCATCTATTGAATTATCTTCATTGCTAGGTGTTGGAGAATTATTATTAAAACCAGTTATCTACTTTTTTCACGAACGAGTGTGGTACAAATATATCAAAATAGGAAATAAAAAATTATGGAAGAAAAATATATAGTTTGGCATATTGAAGGAGGATTGGGCAAGAATGTTGCTGCAACATCTCTATTAACATCAATACAAAAAACATATCATGATAGAAAAATCATCGTAGTTGCATCTTACCCAGAAGTATTTTTAAATCATCCCGATGCGCATCGTGTTTATAAAATGGGTTCTACTCAATATTTCTATGATGATTATATCAAAGACAAAGATACCTTAATTTTTAGACATGAGCCATACTTTGAAACACAACATATCTTAAAAAACAAACATTTGATTGCAAACTGGTGTAAATTATTAGATATTAAATACGAGTATCAAACACCATTTTTAAACTTTAATTTTACACAACAAAGAAATTCTCTTAAATGGCAACGAGAGAAACCTATTCTTTTAATGCAAACTAATGGTGGACCTTTAAACAGCACGTTGGACTATTCTTGGACACGAGATATTCCATATATGCTATCCAAACAAATTGCAGACAAATATAGAGAAACTCATCATATTATTCAAGTATGTAAACCATCTTCATTAAAAATTGAAGGCGCTGAAGTAATTGATCAACCTTTACAAGCAATGGATTTGTTTGCATTATTAGCAGTAAGTGATAAACGTGTTTTGATTGATTCATCATTACAACACGCAGCTGCTGCATTAAATCTTCAATCAAATGTATTCTGGATCGGAACCTCAGCTAAAAACTTTGGATATGCAATGCATAAAAACATTGAAGCAAATCCGCCATCAAATGCTGTTAAATTAATAGATTCTTATTTATTTGATTATTCATTTGAAGGCGTAACACACGAATGCCCATATTTTAGTATAGAAGAAATGTTTGATATCGCTAAAATAATTGAAAATATTTAAATTTAAAAACAAAGAAAAAAATGACAAGAAAATTAGACAAAGAACATTTAGATGTATTGCAACAACTTCGAAATTCATTTGCAGAAAATGCAAATAATTTAGGTGCTATTTCATTAGAACAAATTGCAATTAATCGAAGATTAGAATTCTTAAATGCGCAGCAAGATAAATTGTATTCAGAATTTGAAGAGCTTCGTAAACAAGAACAAGAATTATTAGAAAAAATGCGCGAGCGTTATGGCGACGGACAAATCAATCTTGCTGAAGGAACATTTACGCCAGATGATGGTTTGAACCAATAATCCTATATTTATAAATAAAAAATCATAGGAGTATAATAATGGCAGAAAGAATAGTTTCTCCAGGCGTATTTACGAACGAAGTAGATCAATCGTTTTTAGCCGGAGGCGTTGCACAAATTGGCGCGGCAATTGTAGGACCAACCGTAAAAGGTCCTGCGCTCATCCCGACACAAATTACTAGTTTTGGTCAATTTCAACAAGTATTTGGACCAACAACTACAGATTCATATGTACCATATGTAGTTCAAGATTATTTAGCTAAACGCGGCAATGTAATCACAGTAACTCGTTTGTTGTATGAAGATGGATATCGTTTAACTAATGGTGCATTAGCAATCATTGCAAAATCAGGTTCTGGTGCAGGCGCAGTACAGACAGTAACACATGTACTTCACCCAACTCAAGCAGTAACATCTGAAGGAGCAACAGCATTATTTGAAGATTCTGTATTGTTAAATGGCGGATCTGGTTCATTTGCAATTAGAATTTCAGGTTCATATGCAGCAGGCCCAGATTCAGCAATTGGATTTAGCGGCGCATTTTTAGCTGCAGAAAGCACGGCAATATCAGCATCAATTGTTTCTTCAAACAATGAGTATGTTTCAAAAGTTTTCCAACGTGATTATAAATCAGTGAATTATCCAGTTTATGTTCAGTATGAAAATCTTAATGCATCAAGTTTATTCAATAACTTAGGTGACGTTACCATGGAGTTGGCAAAACTTTCAAATTATGAATTTTTGCAAGATTATCAAACAGCAAACACGCCATTTATAACTTCACAAAAAATTGGATCAATTACTAGAAACTTGTTCCGATTCCACACTTTATCACATGGCACTTCAGTTAACTTTGAAACCAAAGTTGGTATTCGCGATGTTAAATTAGGAACTGAAACTGCAGATCCAAATGGTTATGGTTCTTTTACAGTTGAAATTCGCCGAGTTAATACATCAAGTCCAGCCCCAGGTCTTTTGAATTCACCATATTCATCACAAGATACTGACAACGCTCCGGATATCGTAGAAACATATTCAAATGTAAATTTAGATCCTACATCTCCGAATTATATTGCTAGAAGAATTGGCGATCGATACCAAACCATTAATGATTCAAATCAACTTCTTATTAATGGAGATTATCCGAATATTTCAAAATATGTACGAGTAGAAGTAGATGCAAATGTTGCAGACCGCTTAATTGATCCTGCATTAGTTCCATTTGGATTCCGTGCACCATTTAGCCCAATACCAATGGCATCTGGTTCATTAAATTTACGTGCAGCATCATATGCTACATCGCAAGTTGTATCTAGTGCATATAATAGTAACAATTATCTTGGATTTAACTTTACAGTTCAAAACAACATGAACTATTTAGCTCCAATTCCGACATCAGGGTCAAATACAGGTAGCAATTCAGATTTCTATTTAGGTGATGTAAATCAAGATGCAGATGCAGGATTCCCAACAATCACAACTGCATATTCAGGTTCATTGCAAGCTGCATTGAATGCGGGTACATTTACTACAAATGTTGCAACATCAACACGTAAATTTATACTTCCATTCCAGGGAGGATTTGATGGAGCTAAACCAAACTTGAAAAAATATTCAGGTACAAATATTGCTGCATCAAATACATTTGGTTTTGATTGTCAAAATGCAACGGCTACGGGTACTAAAGCATATAATAAAGCATTTACATTGTTAAGCAATGCTGATTATTATGATATGAACTTACTTGTTACTCCAGGTATCATTGATAGTTTACATCCATTTGTAACTAGTTTAGCACGTCAATTGGCTGAAAATCGTCAAGATACATTTTATGTAATGGATACTAATCCTTTAACTGATCCAATTGCTTCGGTAGTTAATCAAGTAACATCATTGGATAGCAATTATACCGCAGCATATTAGCCATGGCTTCGTATTACAGGCGCAAATAATATCCCAACATGGGTACCACCATCGACTGTGATTGCAGGTGTATTAGCATTTAACGATGACACGCAAGCACCATGGTATGCACCAGCTGGTTTGAACCGCGGTTTGATTACTGCAACAGACACATATATTAAATTATCACAATCAGATCGTGATACATTATATGAGGCTCGTATTAACCCTATTGCTAACTTTTTAAATGATGGCATTGTTGTTTTTGGTCAAAAGACCTTACAAGCTCGTCCAAGTGCATTAGACCGCGTTAATGTGCGCCGTTTGTTGATTGCAGTTAAGAAATTTATTGCATCATCAACTCGTTATTTAGTATTTGAACAAAATACAAATGCAACTCGTAACCGTTTCTTAAGCATTGTTAACCCATACATGGAACAAGTAAGAGCCAACCAAGGTCTTTATGCATTCCGCGTTGTTATGGATCAAACAAACAACACACCAGACTTGATTGATCAGAATATTTTATATGGTCAAATCTTTCTTCAACCAACAAGAACGGCTGAATTTATTATATTAGATTTCAACATCCAACCAACGGGTGCTGGATTCTAAAATAGTAAAATCAAAATAATTCTTTAAAGGCAGGGTTCGCTCTGCCTTTTTTTACATTTGCGATATTTATATTAAAAAATAGGAAAGCAAAATGGCATTAATAGATCAAGTCAATCCAAATTTAGCTCTTGTTGAAAATGTTGATATTTTTGACAAAGCATTTTCGTGGGAACCGAAACGCCAACATCATTTTATTTTAGAAATGAATGATATTCCATCATATTTAGTAAAAGCTTCTAGTAAGCCGACAATTACAAATACAGCTGTTGAATTAGATATGATTAATGTTAAACGTTATGTTGCTGGAAAACATGCATGGGACACCATTACAATGACATTGTATGATGCAATTGTTCCATCAGGAGCACAAGCAGTAATGGAATGGGTTCGTTTGCATCATGAATCTGCAACGGGTCGCGATGGTTATTCATCATTTTACAAAAAAGAAATTCGTTTACATCAACTATCACCGCTTGGCGAAGTAATTGAAGAATGGATCCTTAAGGGTGCATTTATTACTAGCGCCGGATTTGGTACTTTTGATTGGAGTAGTGATGCTGTACAAGAAATTGAATTAACTATTCAGTTTGATTGGGCATTCTTAAACTTCTAATTTAGAATAAACTATTTCAAAAGCCCCAATTTAAGGGGCTTTTTTTATGTTCGTACATATTTATAATAAAGGTTATATAAGGAATCTATGAGTACACATACTAATAAAATTGATCCAAACATTATTGAGTTAGCAAAACAACGTTATGAAACTAAAAAACGAAGCACATTGCCAAGTATCATTATTTCATTAGCAAGCTCTGGCAAAATATATCCAGAATCATCTCCACTTCGCTCCGGACAAATTGAAATGCGTTATATGACTGCATATGATGAAGATATTTTAACTAATACATCTTACATCAAGAACGGTGTAGTTTTTGATAAATTATTAGAATCCATTATTGTTACAGAAGGCGTAAATGTACAAGAAATTTCAACTTTTGACAAAAACGGATTGATCATGTACGCACGCGTATTGTCATATGGTGCTGACTATCCTGTACAAATAAAAGATCCAGAAACAGGCAACATGTTGGAACGTTCTATAGATTTGCGAAGTGTTGGTTTTAAATCATTTGATTTACAATCTGATGCAAATGGTGAATTTGATTATGATATCAATGGAAATAAAATTAAGTTTTCATATAATATTAAATTAGATATGCTAAATTCATCAGTAACTGAAATGTTAGCAAC